TTCTTTTTCTTCCAAAGAATGAGTACATAAACCCATTATCTTGAATAAATTGTTTACCATCATCTAACCATTTCTTAAGACCGTTGAACTGCTCAAAGTAATCTGCAATAACTGCTGATGCTTCTCTCATACTAAAGTACTTTCCTGAATCTTTAGTAACTTGTTCACTTATCTTTTTCGGTCCTGCTCCATACATTATACCGAAGGTAACTGCCTTAGCCATTTGTCTTTCTGTAGAATAGTGTTCTGCGACATCATCAACATCACATGGGAGATTGAACACTATCTTAGCAATATTACTGTGGAAGTTACCTCCATCTTGAAAAACTTTCATCAAGTTTTTATCGTTTGCAAGTACTGCTGCACAATATACCTCAGCTGTTGTTAAGTCCATTGCGACTATCTTGTGTCCCTCTTTGGCTCTTATACAACCTTTGACAATAGGATTGTCTCTAGGTATTTGTTGCATATTCATTTTACCACTAGAAGAAAGACGACCTGATGTTGTGCCGTGCAGATTGAAACCTGTACGCAATCTATCATCTCTATCTAATTGTGGATATATTTTATCTAAATAAGTCGATTTGATTTTTACTTTCTGTCTTATATCCAATATTAGTTTTGGTACTGGGTGTTCTTCTGCTAGTGTTGTTAGTACTTCTGCGTCTGTTGAGTCCGCTCCTGTTCCAGTCTTTTTACCTGTAGGTTTTAAACCTAAGTAATCAAAAAGTAATGCTCGAAGTTGTACTGTACTGTTTGGATTAAAAGGCTTGCCTTGATTAATCTCAAACTGCTTTACAGCTTCATAGGTGTATAGAGTTGCAACTGCTTCATCAATGTCATTTTGCATTAACACAGATGACTTCTCTAATCTTTCTTTATCAAAAGGTACACCATTACCTTCTATGTCTACTAGAAATCTAGTGCCTGGTAGAAGTATATCTCTATATACTCCATACAGTCTATCGTTCTTCAATAGAGGGGTCTCGAATTTTTGAAATAAGAGGAAAGTACATACAGCATCTAAAGCTGCATAGTGCTTCATTACATCAAAAGGAATTAAGTCCCAAGTAAAATCTCCTTTGAGCATACCATTTCTTTTTCTGTAGTCGTCCATCCAATCATACATAGGTTTCTCATAATCTCCATAAGGTGTATACTTTAGGGAAAGTTGTTTCAAACCATGAGTGCCTGGATTTTCGTCTAACATATAATGTAATAACATGGTATCCTCAAATCTTGGGAATTTAAAATTAAAATGATACTCAAAGAAATGTAAATCAAACTTAGCATTGTGAAATACTACTCTTTTCTTATCAAATAATTGTTGTAAAAGTTTTTCTGCTTTTTCATCTACACAATCAGTATCTATATATGCTCCATGATTAGGCTCATATGATATACTCATACCAAGTATGTGCCCATCTCTAGGATATAATGCTGTTGTTTCAGAATCTAAGGCTATGAAGTCATGGTCAGAGTTCAAAGCATTATCTAAAAATACATATAAGTCTGCACTGTCTTGTATTCCATAAGCTTTATCCTCTCCTAGCGTTACATTTTTTAGTTCTCCTTTGATATACTTTATAATATTATCTTTGGAGTCGTCCCAAGTTCTTTGAGCCTCTGGTTTAAATGCAAGCATTGCTGGGTTTATAACTGGTATAAACTTTTCTTCTACTACTCTACCACTGTATTCTGTTACAGAATTTAGTTTGGTATAGTATTTGAGTGCTTCTGAACCGACTAATATTAGCCAGTCATAATCATCTGTATTTAGTACTAAGTCTACATCTCTTTTTAGTACTTTCTTTAGTGTTGGGTCAGAACATAACTGAAACTGTTCAAACTCAAATGAGTTATCAAACAATCTTTCATAGTTATTTCTACTCTTTTTTGTTTCTATAATTGCTACTTTAGCCATATAATTGTTCCTTTAGTTTTATTACTTGATTTAGTGGTAAAGCTCCTGCATCTCCCAATGCTACTGGTAGCTTAATGTTTTTGTATGTTAATTCTGCTGCAAGACACATATTCTGTACATCTTCTACTGCTTGTTGTCCTGCCTCATCAGGGTCAAATAGAATATCAACTCCATCAACTCCTGTCATTTTTAATAGTGATAGTTTTTCTACTGATATGTTTCTTGTTCCGAAACAACATACAGCATTTGGTAATCCTTTGTCATGTAAGTTTAGTACATCAAAGATACCTTCAACTAATATCACTCTTCCTTTTATAGGGCGAACTTGAGCAGGAAATAGTGGCAATACCGCTTTGGGAGGGTGTATTATATACTTGGGTATGTCTGTAGGATTTTGTGTTCTACAATTAAATGCTACTATTTTTCCTGTCAAGTCCTTAACTGGGAAAGAGAGTCTACCTGTAAAAGGTTTGTCTGCATGAATAAAGCAATCAAACTTTTTATAAGTATCTCCATTTATTTCTCGCCAAGTACCTGAGTAAGGCATGGCTCCTCTAGGCATTTGTAAGCCAATGGAGGAAGCTCTCTTTTGTTCTGTTTTTCTTTTAAATTTCTCTCTACGAATATCCAATGCGTTTTGAGGAGCATGAAAGTGATTAAAGATATTACCTTTAAAACCACAGGAGAAACAGTTATATATTCCTGTAATTCTATCAATTCTCATACTAGGGTTGGAGTCATCATGCTCAGGATTTAGACACTTTACAATATAGTCTGCAGGAGACTGTTTATACTCTATCTGTCTTTCTATTAATAATTCTTCTACTGTCATTTTCCTTTATGATTCCATTTCATTCTATCACCTAAGTCTTCATAAACTGTCATTTCTGTACCATCTCTAGACTTATCGTGATTATAATATAAACTTTTAAATACTAATTCTATCATTTGAAAGTATACTGCTATAACTTTATCTCTGAAATCTACCTCAGGCCACAGATAAAACATATTATACTCATCATAGTATAATTCACAAACTTCTACTTCGCACTTCCAATCAGGATTTTTCTTTAGTATTTGAACACAGACTCTTAGTCTTTGTCCTCCTGCTATAGGCCAACCATTCTTTCCTATCAATATCGGATTCATGAAACCATCAGTATGAATACTGTGTAGCAAAGGTGTGTTTATAGGTATTCTTTTCTCTAAATTTTTCTTTACTGTTTCATTTGCTAATAGTTGCCTAACATCACAACTATACCAGTGACACTTTGGAAAGTGTACTAATTCTGCAGTTTTCTTACTAATTCTGTCCGAGGCCATTCTCTTCTTCCTCCAGTTTTTCTCTATGATATTCTTCAAACAGCAATCTAAACTCCTCTATAGTAGGAACTACTACTACATGTTGCTTATATGCTTCTCTTACATAAGATATATAGGCGTGCTGTAACTGTGCTTCTGTATATAATATCATTAGTCGTCGTACATGTCCTCGCCAGTTTTCATTGATTTTTCCATTTGTTCTCTTTCTTTAGGATTAATTCCAGACTGTGGACCAATCGTAAGTGTATTCCAATTGACAACACTAGTAAAATCTTTCATCTCGTTGTTACGCATTTTTGTATTAAAGAAAGTTACAACATCGGAACCTTTCTCCCATGTCTCTAAGTTAAACGCTGCGTCTGCAGCATCTAATATACCTTTTGCAAATCTAGCCTCTCCTGTTGCATCGGTTTGATACGGAGCAAAGAACATTGTATTATATTCTTGAGCAAATGTTTTCAGTTTCTTACTTACTTCTATTTGTTCTGTCCATTCATACTGTCCTGAACGACTAGGGGCATTGTGTCTTTTTACTTGGTTTATATAATCCACTACAACTACACCAATGTCTAGTTGAGCAACTTTCTTATCTAATTCACTTTGAATCTTGCCTAAAGTTAGATTTGGGTCGTATATAACATCAATTTGTTTTTCTTTATCCAAATCTAATCTAGTTAATTTTTTATGGAAGCCATCAAAGTCACCGTCACTATAGAAGTCTGGCAATAGTTCATGCCCTCCTTCAAAACGATTAGCCCACCAACCTGCTACAGTTTTCCACTGTGCAGGACTTAATTGTCTGTTCCTTAAATTATTAAAAGGAACTTGTGTAGAAATAGAACATATTCTTTGTAATATAGACCTACTATCCATTTCTATTGTAAAGTATAAAGAAGACTTGCCTTTATTATATACTGTACTAGCAAGGTTACAACAAGTTACAGATTTACCTGCACCTCTCTTACCACCAACCATAACAAGGTCTTTCGGAGAAAATTGTATACTAGCGTCAAAATCACTATTGAATCCTAACTGTATATATCTACCGAGTTCTTCTTCTGAATCGAATAAAGATATCGTATCCATACTTTCTTCAGGTGGTTTTACATCTACTTTATCACTTACTTTTAAAACTATTTCTTGTAGCTGTTCAATGTTTTCTTCTGCTGATGCCATAGCAACAGTACTATCTACATACTTATCTAATTCGTCTAATATTTCGATTTGTGCATACTCATTTTTGAGATAGTCAAGTAACAGCCACGCGTCAACCTCGACCTCTACATTTTCGATTGCGAATATTTTTTCTTGGAGTGAACGGTCTCGAATCTCGTATTTTAATGATTCGAAATCTGGGAGGTTTGAATAATTATCTACATGCTTAGCCAACGCGCTGAATACAGGTTGATACTCTCCAGGGAGATAATTCTCCTTAAGATTTGACCATGTATCCAAGTCTTGCTGGACTATGATTTGTTTAATTAATGCAGATGCGATATTCACTTACTTCTCCCAAAGTAATAGATAATAAAATGTGAGGGACTGGTTAGTCCCTCACGGAATAAGAACTAGGATTAACCTATGTCTTTTTTAGCAGCACCGTTGTAGTTAGCACATTGTAAACCTCTACGAGTTAACATTGTTTTAACACCTCTTACAGTTTTGCCAATTTCATCAGCGATAGCTTCGACAGTCATTTCTGTGATATCGATATCAGCAAGAACGTCAGCTTTTGAGGAGCCTTTTGTATGTTGCTGTTTAGGGATAGCACCGATGTCGCCACTTCTTAGTAAAGAAAGAGCTTTACCTCTGATTGAATTAACTGATTTGCCTAATGCATCAGCGATGTCTTCTACGAAGCTTCCACCGTTAACCATTGATACAAATGTTTCTTCTTCTTCAGGAGTGTAAGTTCTTACAGTCTCTACTTTAGGAGCAGGCTTAACATGTGAAGTTAATTCCATTGATAAGATTTTTCCTTGGATTGATTTTGCACTGAATGCTCCGCCTTCAAAGTTTGAAGCTATTTCTGCATATGTGTATACGCCTGAGTTATCAGTAACAAATGTTGACAAAGTAGCTTCTTGCTCGTCTGAAAAAGACTTGCTTGCTGAAGCTGATGCTAATTCAACATCAAAACCCATTTTTCTCAATTTGCTTGAAACACTTCTTGTTGATGTTTCTAAGTTCTCAGCTGCTTGAGCAACAGTTGCCTGAGATATTGGTGACTCACTTCCGACGAAATCTGTTAAAGATTGAGTTCTCTCGTCTGTCCATTTTGGTAATGCCATTTAAATTTCCTCTATAAATGCTTTTATGTTTTCTATTATTGTTATACCCTTTTCGTTTGCTTGTTTAGTTTTGGAACTTGCTATTCCACTCTCATTAAATAAGATTGTAACATCTTTGGTAATGCTAGTCTTTACTACATAGCCGTTTTCTTCTAATACTTTTTGAGCGGCTGCTTTAGTAGGATAACTACTTAGTTTTCCTGATATACAAACTGTTCCCTTAGAAATTATATTAACCTGTTTTGCTTTTTTAAATTCAAAAGAAAACGGAAGTTTGTAGTATCCGTGAGTGTAGAATGAGTCATTCAACCAATCACACAAACTCGACGCCGCTTTCGGACCCAGACCTGCCTTTGTACATATCTCTGGGGTTATCTCATTTATCGATGAGATTTGTTTTGCTAATTTATTAGAGGCACTTGAGCCAATCAGCGGTATCGAAAAAGCTGGAAGGAGAGAAGTTAGGTCTGAAGCTGTGGTACAATTTTGTATTTCTGCGTGTAGCTTTGAGCCTAGTTTTTCTGAATCCAGTAAAAAAGATATTTCTTCTTGGGTGAGTGAAAAAATATCATGATAATCGGACAAGCCTAGCTTTTCTATTGTAGCTGGACCAAGTCCTTTTATTTTTAGAGTCTTTGCAAAATGTTCAATCTTTTTAGTTGATTGTGCACTGCAATCAGATTGTTTACAGAATAGTTGGTCGTTAATCCAAACTAAAATTGAACTGCAAGCAGGGCAATTTGTTGGCGGTACTATCTCTCTCAA